ACTAGAGCATTTATAAAAAGCAGAAGAACGAATAACCTTTACACCATCAGGGATAGTGATAGAGGTTAATTTAGAGCAACCACTAAAAGCTTCACTGCCTATACTTGTTACACCATCAGGGATAGTGATAGAGGCTAGGCTAGAGCAATTGTAAAAAACAGAATTACCTATACTTGTTACACCATCAGGGATAATGATAGAGGTCAATTTAGAGCAACCACTAAAAGCAGAAACAGTTATATTTGTTACACTATCAGGGATAACATATTCATTTGATTTCCCTCCAGGATATGAGATAATGGTAGTTTTATTTTTATTAAATAAGACACCTTCTATATCCAAATAAGTTGTATTTCCTTCTGATACAGTTATAGAGGTCAAGCTAGAGCAACCACTGAAAACAGAATCACTTATACTTGTTACACCATCAGGGATAGTGATAGAGGTTAATTTAGAGCAACCACTAAAAGCAAGGCTACCTATACTTGTTACATCATCAGGGATAATGATAGAGGCTAGGCTAGAGCAACCGTAAAAAGTAGAAACACTTATACTTGTTACACTATCAGGGATAGTGATAGAGGTTAATTTAGAGCAACCATTGAAAGCAGAATTACCTATAATTGTTACACCATCAGGGATAGTGATAGAGGCTAGGCTAGAGCAACCAATAAAAGCGTTCCTGCCTATACTTGTTACATCATCAGGGATAATGATAGAGGCTAGGTTAGAGCAATACTCAAATGCGCTATTAGGTATTTCCGTAACAGATGTAAAATACCTGAACTCTTCAAAATGAGTAATATTCTTGTATGAGAATACAGCACCTATCGAAAGAACGATCTGCGCTTCTGTCTCTGTCATATATTCCTGGCTGGCACACCAACCGGCATTATAGCATATCTCCAGCACCTTAGGATTTGACTTTTTCGTAATGATAACACCCGGAATAAACAGGTCGATAGAATAAGTCGCAGTAGCTGTTACCTGATTATTATAGTTCTTCTTTACAGTAGCTTTGAGTTCAAAGGTGGTCAAGTCGGACGGGGTAGACAATACGTTCAAGATACAATCATTTTTGTGCTGCGCACCTACAGCAACTAATCCCTGTTCAAATGCATCTCCGGAAAGTGACCATTCTGTAGTATATTCACCATTTATATTTTGAGTGTTTATTATCAAGCCGTATTTAGCGTTTCCGACAGTATTTAGTAGTTGTTGACCGGAAATAGTAGCACTTGTAGGGAAAATCAATCGGCTAACTTTAACCTGCATCTCTCCACGTACTATCGCACCCTGTGTCGGTGTATACTTTGCCCGTACAGTGACAGTACGATCGCTTCCGCTGATCGTGGTAGTCACCAACCCGGTAATCTTGTCGATGGTAACACCGTTGTAGGAAGAGACTTCACTACTTCCGTTATAGATGTAATACTCAACACTGCCTACGTTTTCAGAAAAGACGGATGCACTGTATTGAGCGGAATTCCCTTCTAATATTTCAGTCGGTCCGGTGACAAACACACCGTCAGGAGCCTTGATATATAATTCACTGCCCAATGTGGTACAATCGTCACCAAATATTCTTTTGATGCTATTTAATTGTTCCTGATTAACAGAGGATAGTGCAATTACCCCTTTCAAAGAAATAGAGCCACCTGCATCTTTTATACTACCCAAAGAAATTAAATCATCTGCATTCACGCCCGCCCATGATATTCCTTCTAAAGTAACCATACATGAAACAGCATCCGTCAACCGGTTGGTGTTCCAGTTAAAGATAAAGTCCTTCGTATTCAGGCGGCTGCAATTACGAATAAAGATATTATATACATTTCTACCGAAATTCTTGATATTAAATCCGCTACTGTTCAGGTTCGGAAGGCTGTCAAAGGAAATGGCCTGCATGGTGTCCGGAAGTTCCAAAGTAGTAACAGAAGCTCCGGAGGCAAAAGTTACGGAGGTTAGGCCACTCTCGTATGCCTTCAGCGTCTTGAAGTATGCGAGTGAAGATAAATCCAAGTTGGTTATATTTTGGAAACCGGAAATATCGAGATATTCCAACCGTTTCGACTTCAACAAGCCTGATATATCAGACAATGAAGTATTTCTCCGGTTATCAGTTGCCGTATCCACACCTAGTACGAGTTTTTTGAACTTCGTGCCAACCGTTTCATTAAATACCTCTGCGATATTCAGCGTAGACAGATATTCAATAAAATTATGAATATCCAGCTCCTGAACATTGACAGCCGAATAGATGCGGACCGGGTCACCTACATTGATGACCTGACGTGAAGTGAATGTATGCGACTGACCAACATCAAGCCGAACACCTGATTCAATGACTTCATTATTCAAGCCATATCCGTAGAAAATATTGTTTCCGGATACAATGCTAAATTCAAGTCCGGCCGGAGCATTAGCAGCTTTAAATTCAATTGACTTCGCTTTATATGCTCCGGATACAAATTTACTGTCGAGCAAATCGAAACGGTGACTCAGCCACCACCGACGATGGGCGGATCGTGCACCCTGAAGCATATATAAGTTATTGATGCCGGAGTCTGTATACGGCCCGATATATTTGTATTGGGCATCCTGATTATACACACGCTCACACCATTTCCTTGATTGCTGATTGTCGAACATATCAATCGTCTTCTCATAGCTCAATCCGGCCATGTAAAGTGCATTGTCTACTTCTGATACAATACGCATGAACTCGTCGTCTGCTTCGAGGTTATTCCAAAGAGTTGACTCATGCCCGGCATAGGCGTATACAAGCGCAGAGAAAGAAGTGTCGATTGTTTGACGGTCAATATCATAATTATAAATCAAAAGACCGTCATTACGCACCCCAATGATTGTGTCATTATCGTAGTTGATAAAGAAGAATTTCGCGCCATCCTCTGACATAAGCATCGCATTTTTAATCACCTGATCGACGGCTCCGAACCGCATCAGGTAGATATAATAAGCTGCTACCTTGTACACGTCCAAATGATCCCATTTCTCTGCCTTAAATTTCTCTATATCTCCTTTAGTTGACACCACCCATTCGGAGAATGCTTTCAAATCCTCCACTTTCGTACTTTTATCCGGATAACGGGCTTCATAAGCCTGATCCCATTCTGTATCGAAATTATCCATGTCCTGGAAGAGCGCAAGATGATTACCATTATTCAGAAGTTCCCAACATTGTACTTTTGAATTGTCAAATCCCGGAATATCACGAAAGCCGAATACTGATTCCGTAGACTTATCGTTATTGAAGTTGTACTTACCGATATAAACCAGTTCGCTATCAGAGGTCAGACGATAGAACACATGACATGGGAAACCATCAACCGTTGTCCGAACGTCGTAAGGATAACCGGATGCTACTGCCGCTTTTTGTGCTTCAGTACGAAGAACATACTCTCCATTGATTTGGGCGTTCGTCATTACTTGATTCCATAGCCGGGCAATACCTGTGTTATGCGTCCCGGAACTCTCTGCATAATCAGCCTTTATACACCAAACATTAACGGGTTGTGCTCGCTCCGCAAATGAATACAGTCCATCAACGATGACATTTCCCATGTTATCCCACATCGTACCATATCCGGAATATGGTCTGAAATTCTTTTTCGGGTATCCCATGGAAGATGTACCTTGAGGACGCAATCTGATCCCTTTCCCTGTGAAAGACCTGGACGGGTCCTGCATATTGATATACTCAACATCCACATAGATAGTCTTATTCTTATCCGTTGTATTTTCCAATGCAGGAATATCACCCGTAAAAATGAAAACCGGGCACTGCGCGGCCAGCTTATCAACGGAGAAATTTTGTGTGCCTTCTTCGTAGATCGCATTTTTATCGTAGATGCTTAGCAGCTCTTCCGTTGTGTCTCGATATAATATATAGTTGTTCAGAATCTGATCGGAGTTCAGAGCTCCATTGTAGAACCGGAGTGCTTTCAACTGAACATCAGCTAAACTGGTATTGCCTATCCGAAGCTGTTTATCACTTGTAAAGTTATCACTTCCAGCATAGTTCACCGCTCCGTAAAGTTCTCCATTGACATAAATAAAAACAAGACCTTTATTAGCGACTCCACTTTTTTTGTTGATAACGAAAGTAATGCGGATATTCTCTTCTGACTTGAACTTAGTGCTCACTTCCGCACCTCCGGCTGATTTCAAAAGAACTTCTGACGCTGTAATCAGCAACCCGGTACCTGCATTATTTCGAAGGTCACAGATCACAGCATTATCATCTGATATATTCGTTGTCGAGAACTCAAATTCGAGTGTTTTACCCGTTGCAGTCGGATCAGGGGACAAAGGTGCAAGATTGATATCGATATAAGCTCCTGAAGTAATCAACAGGCAGTTATTGTTCCACCCTGAAGTCTTATTCCAGTTGAAACCGGAGAAGGTTGCTGAATACAGCCCGTACACCCACTCTTCACGGGTGACATCATTGTTAGACTTACCCAAAGCCATCAGGTCAAGTTGCAGACCGTCCGTAACCGGTTCCAAGGAGGTAGATGACTTCGATACATTCATTTCAAGAGTATAAACTGTTGTACCGGAAGTAATGGTTAATGCTTTCACACCATAAGCGGTAGGACGGAGTGAATAAGTAGCAACCTCGTTATTGTGAGTCTGAATAGTTGTTTCTACCTTTCCATCCACCGCAATCACCGCGTCGGTACTGACAGTACTAGAAGGATTGTACACCGCGAAATTCAACTCATATGGGATATATTGGGTAATTCCAAATAATTGCAATTTCCCGGTAGTAATGATGTCGTTGCCTACCGGAATAGTAGCAGCTAACGCAATAATAGGATTCCTATTAACTCCAGTATATACTATCAAATCACGATAGAGAATATTCGAATAAAACCTTTCACCATCAAGCATCGTGTATGCCCGGTACTGAAGACTGTGAATGCCTTGTGAAAGATTAGCCAGGGATATGTATTTTGTACGTGTCGTCGATACGTCTACAATTTCATCTTCGACCTTCACATAATCAAGCAGTTTGCCGTCAACGTACCATTCCATCACCTTAGTGCCATAACCAGACACTACATAAGGTATTGCGGCAGCAACGACCGGATTACTCAAAAGATTATAAGACTGAGAAACATCATAAGTATCGGACAATTGAAGGTCTACAACTTGATAGGTGATACCTATTGTAGTCGCCGCAAGCGTAGTCTGCCCGACAATACCGATAGTAATAGTGTTGGTTCCGATTGAAAGATAGTCGTCAATATTGAAGTGTGCCGCCTGACCATAGCGATACTTCTCCGTAATCGCCTTCTTGACACCCGCTTTGATTATAGTATACGTGCAGATTACATCTTCACCGACTGACTGGCCCGACTTGTTCATCGTATCGAAGGTAAAGTCTATGTAGTTGTTTTTCGTACCTGACAGGATAGCATTATAGGTAGGGGTACTCAATGTTATCTGTGCTGAATAATTGAAAGGAGCATCAAATGTACCGATTATCAAATCAGTTTTGGTCGGATCATCGAAATATGCGTCCTGGCTTTCTTCATCAGCAAAGACAATATATCTGTTATTAGTGTTGTCATAGTGGAATACGCCAGCTTTACTATTGAGTTGTTCTTTGATAAACTCCTGCACACGACCACCTGCCACTAGAAGACCGCCAGTCGATTCATCACCACCCCAGTCTTGATGCTTATTTATCTTTTCATCATATACTTTCTTTGCCATAACTTCTATTATTTATTTCTCCAACCGTCTTTATTTGACCAAGGCTTTACATTCACCCAAAAACCATTCCCGAAACAGGAATTTATTGCTTCCCAAACCAATACAGCACCTTTATATACTGCAGTTATCACCTTTCCTGATACGAATATCCCAGATATCTCTTTTCCATCTTTATAAATCATACCTTATTCCTCCTCATATGTATAGTAGAAAGTTTCTTTATCAAGTAAGGGCAAAGTTTCGTATTCCGCCTCACTCAACAACTCATATTTTTGCCCATATCGCTTCCATTTCCCCCATGTACCACGAGGAATAGACAAATTAGCAGAAATATTATAAATTCGTGACATGATAGAAATCTCTCCTTCTTTTGCAGACAAGCCACCTTCTTCATTTGCAATATATCCGCCTAAAAGATATTGTAGAATTGTATGTCCTAACAGATCACTTGACACGATTAACTCCGCAAATAGATTTTCATCCTTAAATACATGATATAATCCAACTGCTTCAGTCGATGTAAGAGTGTCCAACTGTGATATATCTATACGATTTATTACTCGCCCTTTCACCTGCTTAGTGAAAAAATCTTGGCAAATAACAGCATCAATACGATTTCCAAATGAACAAACAACATCAATGCCAGGCAAAAATGATTCAACCATCTTTTTCAAAGCATCACTTGATACCTTACGCCCACCACTTATTTCTATGTATGCGTCATCTGGTAGCTCGTCAACATCAGTTAGTTGCTCTATTGAAAGGCTATTTGTTTTTATCGCTTGAAGCACAAGACTAGCAATATACTGTTTCTCCGATTCTGTCATAATTGTCGTTTTTAATCATTATCATACGCCCAGGTTAGCTCAATAGTCATTCCAATATTGTCAATATTACATTCATATATATTTTCAAGATAAAGTTGAAACTCTTTCCCAGAACCAATGTCACCAGAGTTAATCCCCCTTAATATGTAAATTCCATCGTTCTTGATTACACTACTTTCAATTAGATTAATAGAAGAACCGCCAATGTTATTCAATATAGCACACAAATATATCATACTACTATCTAATTTGCTTTTCAGATTACCAAGACCGTTAATTACCAACTTCCCATAACCTTTCCTACCAATATACTTATCTTCAATATCAGTAGTATTAATTTTGATTAAGTCCCAATATGACTGTTCATCTCCACCTGGATGATGAATACTGTTGACCATAATAATATCATTATTGATAGAGGTTCCAGCGTTAGGAGTAGCATTAACCATATTGATATAAGAACCGACTTCTGGTGCGGCCTTCTCTGTCCCAAATTTGATACTACGTATATATGCATCATCCGTTATCCTACAAATATCATTCTGAATCCTTCTCATAGAAACCTGATTTGTCCATTCCAAAGTAGGATTCATCGTATTTACTTTCTGTAACATTTGATTAAATACAAAACTCTTCAATCCCTCAATCTGCTGGTTAAGTTCAGGCACATTACTCTCCTTTCTTGCATATCTAACACCATCGAAGTAGACATAATTACAACAGAGAATACGGTTAAATAATTCGGCAAACCATACAGGACATCCCATTCCATTTCCAAGAGTAAATAACATTATAGTGTATTCATGACTAAACAACTCAACAATGTCCTCATTAGAAGTCACAAACTGTTCATTGTCTACGCCAAAAGTCCAACCAGTATCTTTGAAACCACCAGGAACACGAAAATCAAAGAAGTATTGCATTCCATCAATCCAAAAAATTGAATCGAGACGTTGTTTATTATCCTTCATCGAATATTGTATAAGTGTGGTCTCTGCTAGTTCATTCTCGTCATCAGTAATTTTAAAAATTTCGCTAACATAATTTCCTATGATTACTTCATAATAACCACACGGTAATCCAACAACAGTGTTAAAGTATAAAATTTCATCTCCGTTCAGCTGCCAAACAATAAGTGGCAAGAAAGTTAGCTTTGAAGTTATCAGATTTTTTATTTGTACTTTAGGAGCTAATTCCTCGCCAGTAGTTATAATTTCAATGAGAATACGATCTGTATTAGCAAATTTCTGTACATATTTACTCTTCGCACCAAATTTGTCGGTAGACGGAGAAAAAAACAGTGGTGTAAATGGACTTATAATCATACTCTAAGCTTTAGTTATTGAACGGACAAACAAATCATACTTCACTCCTTCACTTCTCTCAATCGCACTGCTCACCTCTTTGATGTAGCCCTCGTAGATTAGATCGTCTTTTTGAATTTTAATCGTTTCATCGTCTGTTTGTGGAATATCCTCATCAAAGGTTGTAAATGAGACATCTCCACAAGTTACTATTCCACTCTCAAAGTTGAAATCATCTTTCATTCCTACACCATTGACAGCTACATCACTATTACCATCCGAAGAAGAGTAACGTAATTTATTTGTGAACATACCAATATAGCCGGCATTAGCTTTCAACATAGCACCCTGCCAATACATAACATTAAACATCGTATCAGAATCTAATACACCACTAATATTCCAGCTAGTCCTTATCAATTTATATTCTTTTTCACCCTGTGCATGGTTAGCACCAACGATGAACACGTCATTATCACTCTCATCATCTGTAGTATCCTTACCTCTCTTCTGCACCAGGAACTCAATTCCATAAGCATCAGCACGATAAGGACTGATAAGTTCGTACACATTATCTGTTATAGTTATTCCTGTTGAATATTCAGTCGTAAACCGAAATTCATCGCGTCCATTTGTACTCTCATAATCTTGCTTATCATATCCCACTTTAACACGAGAATACATTCTTGACTCTTCCACTTTATATTCAAAATCAGAAAAGTCACTCATTAAGTCTTTTGCATTATTATTACTGAATAAATCGTCTCGATGTACAAAACATACAGTATTGTCTCTAATCACTTGTACATAGCCAAATTCAGCCTCCATCCAATTGACAAACTTTGTATAAGAAGTATATAGTTTAGCTTCAGGTATTCCACGAATACTTTCAGCAGCCAATATAAGACAATCATCTAACCGAGTGTCAACACTTAAAACAATTTCGCCTAGAATACCATCCTTTCCCTCATTCATACTTTTAAGCAACCTGTTCAAGATAGTAATAGGTTTTATAGCATCTATAGAAATGGGTAACCCTCTTGATGGAAATGTCATTGTTATGTCAAGCTTCGTAAAGTATAGTTCTGCAAACTTTGATTCATAATAGCCAAGCAAAACAAGACCATCACCAGCAGATAATACAACTTCACTTTCCCAATTCAAAGAAATAGAGTCTCCATCCCAACCACCTTTCCATTCTTTCAATAGTGTACCGGATTTTGTTTTTAACTGGACACCAGCAGCAAGAGAGGAACCATTCCACCAAAACACACCTTTTATTGAAACTTTGACAGACATACTTTTTGATGAAGAAATCAGACACGATTGTAAGTTACTGCCAGCACCTACGTCCCCTACTTCTATCCCGCTACCACTTACTATCTCACTACTCCCAACATACATTGGAAGAGTCATAAAGTGGTCTCCTCCACTGACAGGACTTACATACTGATTACCATTTTCCAGCGTTCTCCCACCTAAATAGTGGGTTACATTACCAACATACGGTAATCTGTCATAATAGAGTTGATACGTTTCTTTTATCTCACTTACTGCATACTCATATTGCGTACCTTTGTTAGCTTTAATAATATTCGCAATGCTGTCATCTATTGAATTCATATTAACCACTCTGCCATCATAAGACAAAGAAGCAAAATCAAGCATACAACTGAATAGCTGTTCGTAGGTATGATTATTAGTTATTGTATAGACGGTAATTCCCGCGCTGGAAGCGAGGTATTTACTTAAATATTCACTAAGAAGAAGATCGTAGGCCTCGCCAACAAACTGAAATTTGGAAGTAAAGGTTCTAGTTATTCCTTCTAATCCGGAGCGTTTACGGGAAAACTTTATTTCATCCCAATTCTGTATGCAAGATTTGGGAATATCATAGGGAATACTATCAATAGTAAGTACATATTTGCAAAGCATTTTAACTCGTTTTGAACGTTCACGAGCAAATATATAGAAAAAGCCAACCGGTTTCCCGATTGGCTAATTTCTTGAAAATTGCGCCTTGCTAAAACACAATATAACTAACTGTTTATCAATTACATATATATTACAAGTATATTAAGTACATTTTCTCATTATCACTCTTTTTTTAATAACCTGAAGCAATATTGAAATGATTCGCATAACTCTAATGTTTCAATATCAACCAATGGAGTCCTTGATATTAAAAGAAAAATTCCATTTGAATTTGTATAAAAATGAAAAACATAATCACCTGTGTCCCTCTTTTTAAACAAAAATGATGGCAGATATAAAGACTTAAGAGGTGCAATCTTTTTTATATCCTCAATATATCCCTGCTTTAACAGATACTCCATCGAAGCATACAAAAAATCATGTTCAATCGGATTTACCTCAGAAGTCGCATCATCCCACACACAACCGAGTGCAGATTTATACACATAAATAATCTTATCATCCATAATTACAAAACAGTCGTTAATTAGTTAAATATCTCTATGATAAACTTTACAAATATAACAGTTTATATCTATTTATATACAGAAAGAATAGTATTTTTCAATGAATTCAAATATTCAATATTCTAACCTTTGTAACAATAGTTTCCGACCAAATGAAATACGACTTCTAACCGTTCCAACTGGAATATGCAGAATTTCACTAATTTCGTTGTAAGAATACCCTTCAGCATAATACATTACGCTATCAATGCAACGTGTTTTTTTTGTACACCGTTGTATTGTAGAAAGTAGATCATCAAATAGAATGGAGTTGTTTGTACAATCAGAGACAGCACTTTCCTCCGCTACATTAAGACCAGTAAATTGTATGAGAGAGCTTCTATTGTACCTAATTATATAGGTATTCCTCATAATAATTAGGCACCATGGTTGAAGAGGTTTGGAACAGTCAAATCTATCACGATTAACCAGCAATTTATAAACTGTATCACCGGCTAAATCCTCTGCATCTTGTACAGACCAGCAATATTTCTTTGCCACCCTTAATATCCAGGGATATATTCTTGATAATTCTCTATCAAAGTCCATCGCCATCCCTCCTTATCAAACGTATTAGCGGTTCTCCCTCATTTATACACCGTTCGACATATTCACGGTGAACAATACTCTGTTCGTGCATTTCCCTAGCTGAACGCTCTATTGTGTCAATAAGAGCGTTAACATCAGGTGGCAATGTAACAATAAGTTTTTTTACTTCGGACAAATCAGTAGTTATCCGATCACATTTGTTCTCTAGTGTTTGCAGTTTTGACAATAAGCTGCTGCAAAAATGTCGATTTACACAACATTTGCTGTTTCTTTTATTCATAAAAAGTCGTTTGTGGTTCTAAAGAAGATGTACAAACGACTCCATGGAATAATTCGATTTAATTAAAAATTAATTGAATTGTATTAGTTATGTAATACAAATAGCTAAGTACTCCTTTTTTTATTTGCAATCTCGATTTCAGCCTGATGAACGATGTTTGCATAGATAGCGGCATTAATTACATGGGAATCAATATTCATTTTAAAGAATGTCATAAGGAAAGCAATCTCTGCATCAAATGAGGAACGAATCTGCTCCGGGGTTGATTTATTACTCACATGCTCTACATTCCTTCTTTCTGTGTTTCGTTTGTGCTCAAAAATAGCAGTATGAAGCATAAAATCAACTTTTGATGCTATTTGTTCATCGGTCATGCTCCGGGCATCAATATCAAATAACTTCAGTATATCACAAACATCTTTATAGCAGTTTATTGAGAGAAGAGTTTTACAGATACGAAGGCTTAGTAACTTAGCACGCTCCTTTATTAAATCTTCCTTATCCATTATCATAGCTTTCATTCCGGAAGGATTAACAATATTCCTGTAATCTACAATCAGCTTTGAGGCCCTTTCTTTCAATTCTTCTTTAGATGCAGTCTCATTAGGTAATAGTAAGCTGTCATAGATACCACATGACAGCTCTATAAAATCATTCAGCGAGATTTGATTTAACCTTTCTACCATAACTATTTCATTTTTGATAGCATATACAATTCAAAGTCACGGTTATACGCATCTTGATGCTGTATTTTTATGCTCTTAATTAAAAGGGAATTAGTCTTATCTACTCTCTTTTCCAACCGGGAATAATCATTGAAGATAAGTGTTTTACCGGAATCATTTGAATAAAAGTTTGTTGGTGAGTATGTAGGGAAATCCCAATCAGGAAAATCAAAGCTAGAAATATCGACCTTATCAACATCCGGGAACACTTGTGCCCCTTTGGGGATATCTACTAATGTTGGAATATCAGGTGTAATCCATGCCTTTCCGGAATACATGATTACTTCATGTTTACCTGCATCACCTACAAGTGCAGAACCTCCACGATGCCCGGCAGAATCTTTTGTACCTTCAGCGTATGAAGGTATAGGAGTAGCAAGGATAGTGGCTACCTGAATAGCTCCTAATGCTCCAATAACAGCAGCCATAACAGCACCAGCAATCGGACCTAATTGAAAGGCTTCCATAATACCACGAGCTGTTGCAATTCCTGTTTCGGCAACCTGAACTCCTTTATTCCAAATAGCTTGTTTACGAGCTATGTCTTGTTTTTGTTTTTCAAGTTCTGCATTTTTTGCTTCTGTTTGAGCTTTGGCTGCACGTTTACGAGCTTCAGCTTCTTCTTCAGAAATAGCACCTGATTCAGCCAAATTGTCGATCCGTTCCACTTCTTTATCATATTGCTCATCATTTGCTTCCTCCTCCTCTTCTATTTCTTGAATCTGCCCATCATAAATAGAGGAAACCAAATCACCGATAGCTCCAATAGTTTGCGAAGCAGTTTGAAGCCATTTTTTCAAGTTTTTCAAACGCTCCTTTTGTGATTTTTCATCTGCTTTGGTTACTTTTTCAATAGCATCAATTTCAGCTTCAGCCTCTTTTTGCGCAAGTTCAGCTTTTAGTTTTTGCAATTGTTCTGCGATTTTAGCACGTTCTTCAGGACTTAGATTCTTTTCTGTTTCTAATTGCATCTCAAGAGCATCAATAGCAGCTTCAGTCGTTTTGCGAGCATAGTCAGACTTTAACTGATATTCCCTCTCGGCATATTCTTGCTGTGTAATTTCCTTAGAGGCTAACTGCTTCTTGAGAGCAAGCATATCCATAACATATTCAGTATCCCTAATTTGTTGCTCGTGAGCTGCATTTTCAGCTATTAATGATATCTGGTCAGAGGCATGCTTTTCATAAATATCCTGTTTCTTTCTAGCATACTTCTCATCAATGAGAGTAACATCTTCACCGGTCTTCTCTGCTGCGTCAATTTCTGCTTCACGTTGTAACTCTAACTGATGTAATTTCAAATCGAGTTCTTCCTTTGAGCCTTTTTTTACGACAGCAAGAGCGTTCTCAACATCTTTCTTTTCACGGTCAGAATTATACTTGATGGAAAACTCGTCTAACTTCTCCTGCATTTCTTTAGCCAAATTCTGACGAGTGGTTATTTCTTCTTTACTATAACCCTTAACAGCAGCAATCTTCTTTGAGTACGTAACACCAATTTTAGCGAGTTCCTTCTCTAGTCCCTCATCCATGAGTTCAAGTTCAGACTCTTGATAGGTTTCTTGAATCTTCAGTTTCTCTTTAGCAGCTTTCTCTAATTCACGTTTTTCTTTATCAGTAAGAGGCTTATTGAAAGTACTTTCTTTATTATCATCCTTATAATCATTCGGCAGTTCTTTTATCTGTTCTATCTTCTCTTTTAACCCTGAGACATAGGCAGTTTGATTTTCTAAAAGATTAAATGAGTCATCAATGTTTTCTTTAATATTTTGGGTTGTTTTATCAAATCCTAAAAAATAAGTCTTTGCATAATGTAATGGGGACTTAGACTCTTTATTATAATCATTCCAATTTCGGAGATTTCGTTTAGTGTAAAGTTGCAATCTAGCTTCTTCCTGCGATAAGGTTCTTTCTAATACCTTCAGTTGCTCTGCCCTAGCCTTCTCAAATGCTTCAGCCCCATCAACCCCCTCTTTTCTATACTTCAAAGCAACTCTATCAATACTTTCCTCTTTAGATTTAACCCATTCTTTATCAAATTTTGCGGCTTCTTGCCCATTTTTCTTAGCATTAGCAATTCTCTCCTCTCCCAATTCTTCAGCGGTAGCAATAACTCCACGCATTGCACGGACAAGTTCAGTAAATTCATTTATAATTCCAGATAGGACACCTGTATTTTTACCCAAGGAAATCATAAGGGCCTCCCAAGCTGAACTCAAACTTGCAATAGCTCCTTTTGTATTATCTTCCATTGTATGTGCCATATCGCCAAGCTCACCCTCAACCCCTGTTATTTGCTCACGTAATGGTACAATTTTATCAGCAGCAGTCAAAAAAGCATTAAATGCGGCTACACTACGCTTGTCAGTAAGTTCAAGGGTAGTATTCAAGTCTACCCCTTGCTCCTTTAATTTTTGCAAGCCTGCCACTAATTCAGGTAAGGTTTTCACAGGACCGCCAAGAGATTTTGCTAGTGCACCGTTACTATCAGCTAAATTCAAAAGGATATTACGAGTAGCAGTAGCAGACATAGAAGCATCAAATCCAGCATCAGCTAGTTTTCCCAATAAAGCTAATGTATCCTCTATGCTGAAATTAAACGCTTTTGCGACCGGACCAACAATAGGCAATGCAGTAGCCAGGTAGGAAAATGACAATGCACTTCTTGCTGTTGCAACAGCCATTGCCGAAACATAGCGTTCCGTTTCTCTTGTGTCAGCATTAAACATTCTAAGAGCTGCACCGGAAAGAGCTGCAGCATCTGCCAAACTAGCGCCTGTTGCTTGAGCAAAACGCAATACTGATTCTGTCGCATCTAAAATTTCCTTACGAGTAAAACCTAACTTAGCTAATTCGATCTGAAGTTCAGCAGCTTCTGAAGCTGTATATTTAGTTGCAGCACCTAATCTTTTAGAATCAAGAGTTAACTCTTTTATCTGATCTGAAGTAGTTCCCAGTATAGCAGCAAGACGGCTATTAGCGTATTCAAATTCGACTACACTCCCAACACCTTCACGAATCTTTGTAAAGAGAGCTACAACCCCGCTAACAACAGCCTGTGCACCGATGTATCCTGCAGCCCACCCTTTTAGTCCTGCACCTACTTGACTTAATCCAGGAGCTAGCTCACTCTGCAACATTTTTCCCGTATTTCTAGCGATAATACCCATATTCTGCATGGAATTATTGCTATTTTTTATCTCTACCCATGCAGCTTTGACCTCTTCCCTATAAGCACCAATGGTCATTTTCTGTTGTGAGTACCGATCAGAATTACGTTTTATGTAATCGGTGTTAACTCCTATCGTGGAATTGAGACGTGCAAGAGTACGAATATAATTTTCATCCGTATCTTTCAGAACATCGACAGCCTTTTGAAGCTGCTTATTCATTTCTTTAGCCTGTGAACGGCTATGAACTTCTTGATTGGTTAAAGTGATGGCAGAACGGATAAGTTTCAAACGTTCCTCTTCTGTCAATACTACTTTTTTGCGTACTGCATTACCAGCACTCTGTGTTTGTGTTAACTTGCCTTCAGCTTTCTCATAGTGTCCTACTTCACGCTGGAACTCTCCCATGCCAGCAGAAAGTTCTTTTAAATGTGCATCTGTATTTTTAATTACAACAGAAAGGGTTTGACCAGAAGAACTATTCTTCTCTTCTTCGTTCATCTGCTTATATGCCTTTTTCATCAATTCCAGTTGCAAAGATACTTGAGCATAACTTCCGGCAGCAGCTTGCATAAGCTTTTCCTCATTAGAAAGGATTATATTCAATTCTGATTTTGCAGCCTTCAAGGTACGTTCGCGTTCAATTAGTTCCTGACGCTTTGCAGACAATTGTTGAGTATTACTTTGCCCGCTTTTCTCTTTCTCATTGAGTTGCTTTTGCGCTTCAGACACTTGTTTAAGTTCTGAGTTTAACTCAACCAAACGTTTAATGTTCTGTTCCCTGGTACCGAGAACACTACGTGCTACACCTAAGGCGTCTTGGTCTATTTGGTATGTTTCTTTCTTGCGGGCACTCTCCTTCTCTAATTCAGCTACATTCTTGTCTATGGCAGCCGTAACCTTAGTAATGATTTCCTCTTGTTTCTTACCTGCATCAACTAATTGAGCTCCGGCATCAGCCGCTTTCTTTATCTGGGTATTATAAATTGAAGATATTTTCTCTAAATCGTCAATTCCTTCAACATTTATCTTCAATCCTTTCGCTAATTCTTTTGCAGCATTAGCGTAATCAGCTCTAACTCGCTCAATAGTATTATCAAGCTCTACCAATTTCTGTAAATCATTCTCATCTACGAAATCCTTCAGTTTTAATTCTGCCATAATATTTACAGGTAATGTCTATATTCTAAAATCTTTCCCTTTATCTCAACTCCGAGTTTATCAAAGGCATAGGTACCATCTTCCTTTTGATAAACGACATACATACAGCCATCAAGAATGGCCGCTTTCTTTGCAAGTTCACTGATACGATCCAATTCACTTTGCAACTTTTTTATATCACATCTACAAGCCATCAACTACCGATATCCACATTCTGAAAAGAAACGTTCCATCCAGGGACGGAGAAACATAAGACTGAAATACTCCTTCGCAGTGTCTCCCACTCCAAGAACCTGCTCACCATACTTTCTTTCAATAGAAGGACCATCCTTAAAGCCTTGCGTCTCAAACCGTAATCCGGAGTCTATTTTCTGTGCAAAAATACTTTCATAGAAAGTACCAGTGATGAAAAGGTTAGGTGTCTCAACCGGACGCGGTGGCAAATAAAGCATTTCACCTCTAAGAGGAGGAGTTATCTTCTCTTTCCAATTCTTATACCGTTCTGCTTGATTTTGCCAGGGGCCGGGTTCATTGAAATAAGGATCACTATCATAATCAGGATTCAACAAATGTTCTGTACCATCCAGCCCGGAATACAGTTGCTCATGAATACAATCAATAAGTACATTCTTATTCTCTTCCATACACTTTACTATTTCTTCCTCAAAACCGGAAGCAATAGAATGAATAACCCTATGTAATTCGTCAAAATCTGCCATATAGTGAAAATAAAACGGGCCGGGCTGCATTTACAACCCAGCCCGTTTGTTACTTAATTATGGTATCATATACTTCAGAGAGCTTCTTTTTGCGGTCAGCTTCCTTCAGTTCCTTCCACACTACTTTAATGTGACGATTAATAAACTCTTCCTTCGTCATACTCTTTACTACAGCTTCGACGAACGTTACATTATCCACTTTCATGCCTCTTGCTCAATTCCGGTGATTTTATTCTTGAACAACACAGCAGGAGTCTTTAATGAAGGAACTCCATCACCTTTCGGTACAATAGTAATAACACCCTTAGCATAAGAAGCAGACGTTACATTATCAAGTACTTCAGCAGCTGCATCGGAAATGAGTTGACCGAATTCCTCTGTACGATCATAACCGCCGACGACTTCGATAATCTTATAGGTATTTCCAGCATCCATCTTTTCAAACTTGACGTCGATCAGGCCTGCAACATAATTCTTTGGATTGAAATCCAACTGAACATAGTCAAAATTCAACTGACTATCTTCAGAATCCTCATGTGCAAAGCTGACTGTCATTGCAGATTTTGCACTACTGGTCGGATACTGTGTTACGGTCGGATATACAGAGGACATTGGAATACCGGCAAGAATATCGGTACCATCATTGTAACCGATCAGCATATTATCCTGATTCCAGAAATAAACGTCCCAGCCTTTGTTTGCACACTTCAGGAGTTGAGCGTTCAAAACCTCATCAAACTTCTTCAGAGTGAAAGTGTCTGTTTGAGCGTTCAAACCGTTATACTCACTTGAACCATATCCAATAGCGTTCACTTGTGGTTCACCACCATTTTTCGCATATTCCAGGAACGGCAAAATAGGATACAGACGCCCCGGACGGTCAGCATGACACAATTCAAGTAATTTCTCACCTGTAATATCAGCAGGGAGTTTGACGCCATGCTCTACAAGGATAGCTCCTTTGACTTTCTTCCAGTCAATAACACAAGCAGAACTACCAGTATTCATTCGTGCACCCTTACATGTTCTAATCTTTCTCATTTTCTTCTACAATTAAGATTATTAATTTTTATTTCCATTGAGCGTATGTTAATAGCATCTATTGGCTCGCTCACAGCCTTACCGGAATCTGTAAAGGCTCCGTATCTGCCATATGAATAATTTTCTGAATAACTATGTTTCACTTTCTCGTCACAGTCACAATCAAACCGGGAATCATCGCATAACACTTCAAGCAATCGTTTATAAATTGGCCGGAGAATATTTTTAAAAGAGGTCGTTCTTCGTTCTTCATTACTCCACTCCTGACGAGAAGAGCAAACTATAATCAACGAAACCTTTGCTTTTGAAAAATAATCCGGATCGCCTCTATCCTCATTAATTGGAGTGAATAATGCAACCAGTGGAAACTTCTTTTCAGACAGGTTAGAAGATTGACTGTATTCATCTAAAGTATCTTTGATATATTGACTGCTACCGAAGATGTAATTCAACTTTGGGGACTTCACGACCTTAGTTCCCCCTTTCCCATTTGGATAGAGGATTTCAAGCCTTTCCGGAAGTTCTTTCACAACCTCTTCAAACAAGTCTGTTATATCTAAGTCTATCATAAATTGAATGTATTAATGGGAGTCAATAAATTCTTATTTATCTTCATGCCGGTGAAAGGACAATCATCAGACATAGCCCACTCGACAAACTGCTTGTTTTTCTCTACCATGCCATTCCATGTACTTACTTGTCTCTTCAGGGGAGCAACATATTCATTTGCACATTTCAAACGAACAAGCCCGGTTATTGTAGATTGAGTATTAGCATCACGAAGAATATGATAGAAAACATAGTCTGCAAACGGCTCACTTAGTTTATCACACAAAACTGCATATCCTGATCGTGGTTCTTCCTTTTCTTCTGAAATATCCACTTCATCTGAAGAATCTTCCTTTTCCCGTTCGATGAGCTCCAAGTAGTCAGTAATAGCCTGAGAAAGAGTAGAACCAACAGCATTACGAAGAAATTCGGTCTGAAATGCCTTGATATACCCGTTTATCACCTCATTTACAGCAAGAGATTGGGGCGAAGGTATCTCAGCAACCGAAACATTCTCTATATGCCTTGGACCTGACATAAAATATGAAACATCAATCAGCATAGCGATAGTTATTTAGAAGTCTTGCCTTTCCCGGTTTTCTTTTCATCTTCCACGGAAACGGCTTTATCATCAACAACGGTTATTTCCTTAGCATCTCCGGCAGGCAACTCTTTTGAATCGGCAGCCGGAAGATTCTTATTATCAGAAGGAACTAAGGCTTCAAGTTCTGCAATACGAGCTTTCATTGTATCACGTTCGTCTGTCAGTTCAACAATAGCTTTCTCTTTCTCTGTGATGGATGCAGTAAGCTCACTAATCTTCTCGTCTTTCTCAGCAAGCTTATCATCAAGAGTTTTTCGAGCATCTTCTTCAGTAACCAAACCGGCTTTAGAGAGAGGGGTGATACTAATCAACCCCCTACCCTCACGAACACGTTGCTCACGAAGTACACGCACCAGCTCCCTTTCTTGACCTGCAATAATGTACTTTTCCATAATCTTAGGCTTTCTTTATGGCATTCAAAACATCGTCCAAATCACCGTAAGCGAAAGCCCAAGGCATATAAACAGGCATCATCACTTCCTCTTGAATCATGACAGTAGTCATGTTCTTCAGTTTTGTGTTCACATCGTCGGCAAACTCAATAGAAAGTGCAGTGTAATCAATCAATGCACATCCGTTCACCATATCTCCAGCAAAGTACTTACCAACTCCCATTGAATTACATTCAATAATAGGGATACCGGCAATTGACTTCTGACCATTCGTTTCTGTGATAAGATTCAGTTCTCTACCAGTAGTATCTTTTGCGGTTGAAATAGTGAACACAGTAGACGGATGCAATACAAAAGCATTGGGGTAATACTGACCGAAGTTCAAGACAGCAAAAATTGCATTTGCAGCATCTTTATAATTAGGATCTTCAACAGAACCAAACATACCACTCTTTACAGTGCCGGCAATCTTATTGATAGATGTTTCTGTTCCCTTATATTCGAAGTCGATAGCAAACTTACGATCATTCATTTTATGAATTGTGAAAGTATCGTTCAAACCAGTCTCAACAGTAGCACCAGCAAGCGTCACTTTCATATTATCAATGATCTTGTCATTTGCAGCAGCGAGAACAATAACAGCTCTACCATTAGTCGTTTTCTCAATGGATTCAATAGCACCAGCTGCGATAGTCGTATATGTACCACCAATGAATTTAGACACACATTCAACGCCATCGTATGTAGTAA